ACAACACGTTTGAGTTTGAACATGAATTGAGAGTGAGGTTCTAAATGGCAGTTCCCTATACCTTTGGCACGGCTACGGCATCTATCCCGTTGTCCAACCTTGACAGCAACTTTGCGACCACCATCACCCTGGGCAACACGGCTATCCAGCTAGGAAACACCGTAACCACGCTCAACAACATGACGCTGGCGAACGTCACTGTCAGCAGCGGCAGTGTCACGCTCACAAACATAGCGGTTACAACCGCCAATGTAACGACTGCCAACATCGGCACAGCAGTGATTACTGGCACAAGCACACTGACAGGTTTGACCGCATCTACTGCTCTTGCACTAGATGCCAGCAAGAACATTGTCAGCGTGACCAACACAGGTAGTGGCAACAACGTACTTGGCACTAGCCCCACTATTGCTACGCCAACCATCAGCACCATCACCTCTGCTGCGGGCACTGCACTGACATTGCAGAGCAACAACGGCAACACAGCAGTCACCGTAGACACAAGCCAAAACGTGGGTATTGGGCAAACGCCAACTTACAAGCTAGATGTATTAGGTTCAACCGCCCGTGTTTACAACGATGCAGCAACTCTTTTGTTGCAGAGGCCAACTAATAGTAGGTCAGGAAGCATTAGTCTAACTGGAGCAAGCGGCGGGATTCAGTATTACTCGGGCGTTAACGGCGCTGGCGAAGCATCAAGTGTTGCACATCAGTTTTATAGTGACTCTCCATCAACTTTGTCGGCATTGATGACAATTTTGGGTGGTGGCAACGTAGGGATTGGTACTAGTTCGCCAAGTTTTCCGTTAACTGTTGTAACTTCTTCATCAGCTTTGGGAATAGCTATTAATGGGCGTTCTTCAGACAATTTTGGGTCTATGTATTTTTATGCCAATAACGGGTCTACTCAATATGCAACAATAACATCATCTGCTACTGAATTTAGACTTTCTTCTGTTCCTGCCGCCGCTGTTCAAACTTTTTACACCAATGGCGCAGAACGTATGCGTATCGACTCCAGCGGCAACGTGGGGATTGGTACAAGTTCGCCTAGCTACAAGCTAGACATCACAGGTTCAACCGCCCGTGTTTACAACGATGCAGCAACCCTTTTATTGCAGAGGCCAACCAATAGTAGGTCGGGAAGCATTAGTCTAACTGGTACAACTGGCGCTATCCAATACTACGCGGGGACTAACGGCGCTGGTGAGGCATCAAGTGTTGCACATCAGTTTTACAGCGATTCTCCATCAACATTGTCGTCATTGATGACAATTTTGGGTGGCGGCAACGTGGGGATTGGAACTACTTCGCCATCAGTTAAGTTCCAAGTTAATCACTCATCTGACGTAGCGGCAATTAACGCATCTGGAGGCGGCGTCACGTTAGGTATGAGCAACTCATCTGCAAATGATGTTTTGCTCCGAATGACCAATAACTCAAGCAACTTTTACGACATAAGAAACATATCTAGCAGTTCCAATTTTTCATTGGACTATAACGGCACAAGCCGAATGACATTTAGAGCATCTGATGGTGTTTTATTTGTGCCAAGCGTTTACGCAACTACCAACGCTGCCGCCGCAAACGTGTATGTAGGCTCGGATGGGAGCATAGTGCGCTCTACATCATCTTTGAAATATAAAAAAGATGTGCAAGATGCAACACACGGTCTTGCTGATGTTCTTAAATTGCGTTCAGTCACATACAAAGGCAAATCAGAATCTAATGGTGATACTGTTTTTGGTGGTTTCATTGCTGAAGAAATAGACGCACTAGGGTTAACAGAATTTGTGCAATACGCAGATGATGGAAGTCCGGATGCACTTGCTTACGGAAACATGGTTTCATTGCTTGCAAAAGCCATCCAAGAACAGCAAGCCCTCATCACCTCCCTGACAGCCCGCATTGCGGCACTTGAATCAACCTAAAGGACTTACCATGACCACTACAACTTGGAACATCGTACAAACTGACTACTTGGTAGCAGACGGCTTTATCACCACCGCGCACTGGACAGCAAACGCTGTTGATGGAGCATACACCGCTGGCGCTTACGGGTCTTGCGGCTTTGCGGCTGCTACGCCATCTATCCCCTACGCCAGTGTGACCATGCAGGAAGTGCTGGATTGGTGCTGGGCTAACGGCGTGGACAAGGCCACTGTAGAGGCTAACCTTGCCGCACAAATTGCGCTGCTGAAAAACCCCGTAACCGCCGCTGGCACACCTTGGTAACGGGAAGCCACCACCCGACCTTGGTGGCGCATTGAAAGGACGATGATGGCAAATACTAAAACTCCCATCTCTATTGACGGCGTTGAGTACCAGTTTGAAGACATGACCCAAGAGCAGCAAATCTTGGTCAACCATGTCGCGGACTTAGACCGCAAACTTGGCTCGGCAAAATTTAACGTAGACCAGATGCAAGTTGGTCGGGATGCATTCTTTGGGTTCCTCAAGAACTCTTTGGCGCAGCCCGCAGTGACCGACGCAACCGTAGTGGAGTAAACGTGGAAAACCAGCAATTATTCAATCTTGTCGTGGTGATTGCTGGGTTTCTGGCCGCATACGTTTTGAACAACATGACCCGCCAGATTCAAAAGCTGGAGGACAAGGTCAACGAACTTCCGGTCACCTACGTCATCAAGGGCGACTACCGAGAGGACATTGCCGAGGTGAAGACCATCTTGAAGCAGATTTTTGACAAGCTGGACAGCAAGGCTGACAAATGAATGCGCTGGCTGCCCATACTCTTTGCTGCCGCGCTGGTGTACGGCGCGACAGCCAAGCGCGAGTGCAGCGTATCTGAGTTTGTTGAGATAGGGTACAGCAGCCATGACCCCAAAGAACGCGCAGACAGGGTTGGGGGCTGGCTTGAAGACACAGGGCCATATTGCACCAAGGAGCAACTGGCCCTTATTTACAACAACTTGGCAACGGTGCTGGGTGTGGCGGACAACGTGAAGATTCGCTCCAAGGTTGAGCGACTGTATGAAAAGGCAAAATGATGGATGCAAAAGACAGACTGATTTACTGGGTGACCATGATGGTGACCGCCACCTTGTGTTCCGTGGTCGTTGTACTCATCGGAGCGCTTGTTCACGGATTGTTTGTGAAAGAGGTGGACAACACCAAGATTTTTGAAATCATCGGCCCAGCGTTTCAGACCATCGTCGGTGGACTTATTGGCTGGCTCAGTGGCTTGAAGGTCGGTAGCCACATGGACGAAATCAAAGTAGGAGAAACAAATGGCTGATGACCTCTTATCCTCACTCAATCCAGTCAATGCGTTGTTCAAGATTGGTAGCCAAGTAATTGACCGGGTCTGGCCTGACCCCGAAAAAGCTGCGGCTGCAAAGCTGGAACTGTTCAAGATGCAGCAGTCCGGTGAACTTGCCGCGATGGCGGGCCAACTGGACATCAACAAGGCAGAAGCTGCCAACCCATCGGTGTTTGTGTCTGGCTGGCGTCCATTTATTGGCTGGGTCTGCGGCAGCGGGTTTGCCATCCAGTTTGTCATTGGCCCGATGGCCGAGTGGGGTTCTGCTGTGTACGGCCACCCCGTCAAGTTCCCGCAGATGGACATGTCCACCATGATGCCCCTGCTGCTGGGCATGTTGGGCTTGGGCGCGATGCGCACGGCTGAGAAGATGCAAGGTGTGGCCGCAAAATGAAAGAAAACTTTGACGCCTGCTTTGCCAAGGTCATAAAGTCCGAAGGCGGCTACGTCAACGACCCGGCGGACCGTGGTGGCGAGACCAACCTTGGCGTCACTGTCGGCGCATGGGGCGCATACCTAAACCGCGCCATCCAACCCGGTGAGATGAAGCTGCTGACACAAGAAAAGGTCAAGCCGTTTTACAAGTCTATGTACTGGGACAAGGTGAAGGGCGACGACCTGCCCGTAGGCGTCGATTACGCCGTTTTTGACTTTGCGGTGAACGCAGGGGTTGGCCGGGCCGCAAAGTTCCTCCAGCGGGCCGTGGGGGCCTTGGATGACGGCGCTATCGGGCCCGGTACGCTGGCCTTGGTGGCCAAAATCACCCCGGGGAAGCTGCTGCAAAACTTTGCGGAGCAGAAGGAAGCGTTTTACAATACCCTCGCCGACAAAAACCCAACCCAACAGAAGTTCCTGAAGGGCTGGCTTGCCCGTGTGGACCATGTGCAGACGGCGGCTACTTCGATGCTGGCATAAGGATCAACAATGGCTACGACCGCTTACGCGCTGACTTACGATGGTCTGAGCACTCTGGTGCTCCAGTATCTGGAGCGTAGCGACGCTGCGGTCGTCAACTTCATCCCCACCGCCGTCATGTTGGCGGAATTTGAGATCGCGCAGGACATCAAGACCCTTGGCCAGATGATCGTGGCCGACGGTACGATGACCGCCAGCAACCCGGTGATCGCCAAGCCCGCGCTATGGCGCAAGACGGTCTCCATGACCCTCACCCTCGCCAGCGGTGAAAAACAACCGGTGTACCTGCGCAAGCTGGAATACCTCAGCAGCTACGCGCCCGACGTGACCGCCACCGGCACGCCGCTGTACTACGCCGACTATGACTACGACAACTGGTTCATCGCCCCGACGCCCAGCGCTAATTTTGCTTTTGAGGCGCTCTGTTACACCCGGCTGACCCCGCTGTCGTCCAGCAACCAAACCAACTGGCTTACCCGAAACGCGCCCAACGCTCTGCTTTTTGGCACGCTCAAGCAGACCGCGCCTTTTCTCAAGGACGACGCACGGTTGGCTGTGTGGTCGCAGATGTTTGACAAGGCAATGGCCGCGCTGAAGGTTGAAGACCAGCTCCGCATCGGTGACCGCCAAGCAGTAGCACAGGACTCTTAACATGACCACGTATACCAACCCGTTCACCGGCCAGACCATCAACCCGTCGCAGGTCAGCTATGAGTCGTTGACCATGGCGGCCAATACTTTGCTGGACTGGCCCATCAACGGCACGACCGGTACTCCAACGGCCAACATCATCGACGTCACGGCCTCCGTAGCAAGCCTGAACCTGATCTTGCCTCCGGCGACGCAGGTATCCACCGGGCAGACGGTGCTGGTGCGCAATACCGGCTCCAACTCCTTCACGGTCACAAGTTACGCGGCCACCGGCGTCGGTGCGACCATCGTCACAATAGCTTCCGGCATTGCCCAGTACATCTACCTGACCAACAACTCCACAATTGCCGGTACTTGGGCCAGCGTGACGCTGGGCGCGGGTACGTCGTCCGCTAACGCCTCCGCGCTTGCCGGGTACGGACTGACCGCCATTGGTTTGACCCTAAACCAGTCGTACAGCACCACCGCGTACTACTCCAGCACCACTTTGCCGTCGACTATTCGCGCCCAGCTTGCGCTGTGGTCCAGCGGCGTGGGCACCTTGACCATGCCCTCCGCAGCTACCGTTGGTGCGGGTTGGTTCTGCATGATCCGCAACGGCGGGACCGGTATTCTGACCCTTGCGGTCACCGGGGCCGACACCATTGACGGGGCGTCCTCGCAACAGCTCCAGCTCACCGAATCGTTGGTGATCGTGTCCGACGGCACAAACTGGAACACCTTCGGGTACGGCCGGTCCAACACCTTTGCCTACACCCAGCTATCGCTTTCGGTGACCGGCGGCACGCTGACGTTGTCTTCTGCGCAAGCAGCAAACACAATTCAGCTCTACGCCGGTACGCTGACGTCTAATCAGATTCTGGTTGTCCCGTCCACGGTGCAGTTGTATTCCATCACCAACAACACCACGGGTGCCTACACCTTCACGGTGAAAACGGCTGTATCGGGCGGCGCTACCGTAACCGTGGCCCAGAACACGTCTCTGATCATTGTTTGCGATGGGACTAACGTCTACAACGCCGCGTCCGGTTCATCCAGCACGATTACGTCGCTGACGCTGGGTAACGGCTCCTTGGCGGTTCCATCGTTAAAATTTTCGGGTGACCTTAATTCCGGTTTGTATTTACCTAACACCAGTCAAGTGGGTTTTGTTATTGCAAATGCCCAAGCCGGGTACTACAACGCCACCGGCCTCACCATGGCCGGTACCGGCACGTTTATCGGCGGCGTGTCCGGCGGGACGTTCTAATGACCGCAAAAGTCGTGTCCATGCAGATTCCCGCTGGTATCCAGCGAGATGGAACTGTGCTCGACTCGCCTTGCTACGTTGACGGTAAATGGGTACGGTTTCAGCGCGGACGCCCGCGCAAGATTGGCGGGTACGACGGCATCTTTTTGAACGCTACGGGCATCTCGCGCGGCATGGCTATGACCGCCGTCAACGGGTTCAACTACGTAGTCTCGGGTTACAACAACGGCTTGCAGCAGTGGGTCACGGACACCGACGGCGGCGTTGGCTCAGGCCCGTACAACTACATACTGAACAACTTTACGGCCAGCGACGACAACCTGTGGCAGTTTGACATTGCCTTTGACTCCACCGGGGGCAACACCAACAACTTGGTGGCGCACCCCGGCCAAAACCTAACCTACATCACGTCCACGGTAAACACCCCGGTGCTGTATGGAACTTTTCCGGGCAGCTTTGGCTTGCTGACTGGCGTAACTATCACCGGTGTGGCTGGGCAGTTTGCTTGCTCCGCATCCAACGTCATATTCACTGTCAACCAGCAGTTGACGATCAGTGGCACTTTTGGTGGTACGGGCAGCATCACCGGGTACGTCAATCCAACAACGTATTTCATCATCGCCACCAACGGCTCTACAACATTCACCCTGTCCACGACCTACGGCGGCACGGCCATCACTACGACTGCTGGTACGCCCACCGGTCTAACCTACACGGCAGCGCCGTCGTTGACCAAGGTCGGCCTGTTCACCGCAGAAGGCGTTACGGTCAACACCAACACCACGTTCACCTTGTCGGCGGCCAATGTTCGCGTTGGGGCTGGCCAAACCATCACTGGGTCCGGCATTCCGGCAAGCACGACGGTTGTCTCGGTTACTGGAACCACCGTGGTGATG